ACTGGACAGAGCAGCTGCCTTCTAAGCAGCAGGTTGGTCGTTCGAGTCGACCTGGGATCGCCACTATGCGCACGTGGGCCAATCGGTAGAGTCACCGGACTTAAAATTCGGAGGTTGTGGGTTCGAGTCTTACCGTGCGCACCATCTTTTCAAGGAATTATCATGAGCGCAGCGAGAGTCATAGCAGTCAGCAAGCCAACCGATGAGTCGATGACCGTCGACGAGTTCATCGCTTACGTGGCGCGGGTATCCAACCCGTCTAACCAGAACAACTCAGAGACGGCTTCTAAGCTGCTCAAGTACCTGATCAAGAACAAGCACTGGTCACCGTTCGAGATGGTCCATGTGACAATGGAGATCAATACGACTCGAGACATCGCTCGTCAGATCCTACGCCACCGTAGCTTCTCGTTCCAAGAGTTCTCTCAGAGGTACGCAGACCCTACAAAAGACCTTGGATTCGTCACTCGTGAAGCCCGTCTCCAAGATACAAAGAACAGACAAAACTCAATTGAAGTTGAAGACGATCCAGAGCTCAAACACATGTGGAATGAGCGTCAAAAGATAGTAATAGAATATGCACAAAAAGAATATGATTGGGCTATTAGAAACGGTATTGCAAAAGAACAAGCGCGTGCAGTTCTTCCAGAAGGCCTTACAGTCTCCAGAATGTACATGGCTGGATCCCTCCGCTCTTGGATCCACTACTGTCAGCTTCGGATGACCGCTGGGACACAGAAAGAGCACCGGATGGTAGCCACCGACTGCTGGTACCTCCTGATGGACCAGTTCCCATCCCTGAAAGACCTAGACCTGATAAGTCCTTGAAAAGATTGAGAAAAAAAAGTTCTTATTTTTTCAAAAAAACTGTGTACTTTTATTCCGATCTAGCTTATATTAATAATATAAGGAATGGAAAGGAACGAACATGGAATTGATCCCCACGACCCGCTTCGACAAGAAGCTCTTCTCGTATCATGGTGGCTATCTCATGTATGGTAGCGAAGAAAATGGTAAGCGTAAGAAGTTCGTTGCTCGCTTTAAGTACAAAGGCGCTTTCACTAAAGCTGTATTCATGAAAGAGCTGATCGCTAACCACACGGTCGAAAGCTACTTTATGGCTCTGGACCAAGGTAAAGCTCCTCTTGCAATTCTCCGCGATAAGAACGAAGATTGGTACTATGATACTATGGAAAAATACGCAGGTCGTCCAGTTGGAAGGGAAGTAGCATGATGCAGTCATACGTCATCATTGAGGTAGATCCTACCTATCGCGAGTCTCATGTCGTGGCAGTCTTTGATAGCGAAGACGCTGCCTTTGATGCCCGTAAGATCACGGAGTCGAGTCTGAGTGAGTCCATGAAGGACCGCGGAGTCTACCATAAGATCACGGTGTTTGAGACAAATAAGGTATATCGAGCATGATACACTATCACGGCACTAAGCATGTCTGGAACAGGATGGACCTCAAGCGCATGAAGAGCCTAGGCGAGTTCGTGCTTGAGAAGTTCTTCACAAAGCCAAAGCGTGACAAGCTGAAGATAGACGTCTACTTCGAGAAAGATCTCTTTAAGAATACGGACCAGCATGCAAACTGCATCTGGGAGGACAATCACTACCGTCCTAAAGAGTTTACGATCCAGATCGATCCAGACCAACGCCTTAACCTCTTGTTAAATAGCTTAGCGCATGAGCTCGTTCACGTGAAGCAGTGGGCTAAGGGTGAGATCTTTGAGCTTCAGCGTGAGCGGAAAGTGTACAAGTTTAACGGTCAGCGCTTCGATACGTCGAAGGTTGACTATTGGGATACGCCGTGGGAGATAGAAGCCCATGGGCGTGCAATCGGACTAGTCGTCCAGTGGGCACAAAAGAATAAGCTCACTCACGAGAACCTCGTGGTGGAAGGCTAGTCATCTATAACTAGGAGAAGAAAATGAATAAGCTACTTATTACGACTGCGGCTGCAGCACTGCTTGCTACCAGCGCTTTCGCAACTGACTTGCCAAACAAGAAGAAGGCTCCACTGCCGACTCCAGCTCCAGTAGCTGCAGCACCTGCTGCTCCTGCTTCAGCCGACAGTCTTTCAGTGCAGTATGGTCAAGACCTCGGCACCAACTTCGGCGCAAAGGTAGACGACGCGTATCAGGTATCTTACAAGCACAGCCTCGGTGCAGGATTCTCGGTCGGCGGTCTAGCCGCTACGACTCAGGTTTCAGGCGCAAACCTCAAGCAGAACCTTGAAGTACAGGCTGGCTACGCACTTCCAGCAGTCTACGGCGTTACGCTTTCTGGTAAGGTCGGCGTCGGTGAGCGCTTCGTAGACTCGGGTAACTTCCCATACTACGCAGCGTACGGCAACGCCGACTATGCAGTAGGCAACGGCCTAACGATCAACGCCGTTGGGTACCGCTTCCGCAACGCCATCGATGCTTCTACGTACAGCTATCAGAGCCACCAGCTCTCTACTGGCATTACGTATGACATCACCCCTGCGTACAGCGTATCTGCAAAGATCGCTCGGAGCTTCGACTCTGCGTACGTCACTACCGGTGACTCTGTAACTGGCTCGTTCACTGTAAAGTTCTAAGTGAACAACCCACCATCAGATACTTGGTGCATACTGCCATGGATTCATCTGAGCACTCGCCCAGATGGATCCATGCGCGTTTGCTGTACTGCTAATGCATCTGGTGTAGGCCCAACTCAAGACAGCAGCAAGGGTGGTCAGGTTGGCATATTAAAGACTGATGATGGCAAGCCTAATAACCTAAACGTTTCTGACCTACTCTCGAGTTGGAACTCGAAGTACATGAAGAACGTTCGCACTCAGATGCTTGACGGAGAGAAACCTCTAAGCTGCATAAAGTGCTTCAAAGAAGAAGCAGCTGGACATAAGAGCAAGAGAATGTGGGAGACCGCATATTGGTCTCAGAGAGTAGACGTAGATAAGCTCATAGAAAACACTGAATGGGATGGTACAGTTCCTCCATATCTTCCATACATCGACCTTCGCTTTGGAACTAAGTGTCAGCTGGCATGCGTAATGTGCAGCCCTCACGATAGCTCCGGTTGGTTAAAAGAATGGAAAGAGATATTCCCTCAGATCAAGAACGCCAATCTAAGAGAGAATTCTAGGTGGGATAACAAAGGAAGCAATAATGGTTCTTCGTATAACTGGCACAAGAACAACCCAAAGTTCTGGGAGCAGTTCTATGACCAGATACCCAACATGCAGCAGATATACTTTGCCGGTGGCGAAAGCCTCATTATCGAAGAGCACTACGACATATTAGAGAAGTGTATAGAGCTTGGGTATGCTAAGAACCTAGAGCTGCGCTACAACTCAAACGGCGTTGAGTGGAGAGAAGACCTGTTTGAGCTCTGGTCTCATTTTAAGTTCGTACGCTTTCACTATTCGGTAGACGATATCTTTGAGCGCAACGAATACATTAGATACCCGTCTAAGTGGCAACGCACAGCCGAAGTCATGCGCATACTAGATACCCAGACGACAGACAATGTCGAGGTGACGATCGCGTGTGCAGTGCAGGCTCTCAACATCTTCTACATACCTGACTTTATCAAGTGGAAGGTTGAGCAGAACTTCAAGAAGATCAATGTATGGCCACACGGCGGCGGAATGGTCAGCTTCCACTTTGTCTACTATCCGGCGCACCTCAACGTAAAAGTGCTACCCAAGTGGTTCAAGGCCGAGGTCAGAAAGAAGTACGAGGAGTTTATCCCTTGGCTAGAAGAGAACTGGGAGAAGATGGCCGGCGGTAAGGTCAGCTACGATAACTGGCGCAGGGCTGAGTACGGGATCGACAGGCTCATGGGAATGGTGCAGTTCATGGAGTCTGAAGACTGGTCTGTACGACTTCCTGAGATGAGAGAGTTCCTAGAGCTCTGCGACAAGACTCGAGGCAACAGCTTCTACGAAACATTCCCAGAGATGCAGAGCATATTTAATAAATAAAAGAAAAGCGGAGATCAGATATGCTAACCTTCAGCGACTACCAATCCCTACAAGAAGCTACTAAGTCTGGATACAGTGACGAATATGCACTGTCATCACTGTGGAACCATGCAGTATCTCACCCAGAAGCTTCTAGACTCCTATCCAGTCCAGAGCACCTTCACAGAGAGATAGAGGCTGCAAAGAAAGACAAGAAGCATCCACTAAACTTTGCAAACGCCACTGACGGATTTACTGGCGGAAAGAAGCCAGAACATGAAGCTGCATACTACAATGAGCTACGTCACGCTGCTCATGCGGTGCACGGCATGGCCAATCATCCTTCTTTCAAAAAGGCAGTAGCTCAGAAGTATCAGGCTCATGTGGCTGGTAGAGAAACAGGAAAACTTTCTGATACGTGGAAGAGTTCTGGTGCAACAAATAAGACATCTAAGGCAGACATAGTGCTGTCTCACCCTAAAAACCCCAAAGAGAGAATATCAATTTCCCTTAAGAAGGGTGATTCGCAGCTGATGTCGGCAGAGCCAAATGAATTTCGTGCTACGTATTCCCACGCACTTGCTCAGCACGCAAAAGCTAACAGGGGATTTACTGCTCAGCATCATAGAGAAGTGATGGGTCACGTAGAAAAGATCCAGTCAAATCTACGTGCCATGCAGTATACTAATGACAGGAATGAATTGCATAGGCTGAGAGACGAAGCTCAGCAGCACATGAATGATATACATGAGAAGCACCCGGGTCTACTACAGCACGTAGCGCACGAGGCTGCCACTGGTCACGGTAAGTTTGGCCACGGTGAGACTGGTACTGCTACTCACCTAGTAACTACTATTGCTGGTCAGGCACCGCACATCCACGATACTGAGACTAACAATCAGCCGATCGAGGTAGGAATACCTAGAATTGCACTTCCAAAAGGCAAGAAAAACAAGAAAAAAAGCGACGAAAATCGTTCAGGCAACGTAAAGATGGACTACGAGACAAAGAAGTAACATGTTAACATTTACGTCATTCATCACAGAAGCCAAGACTAAGGCTGTAGGAACTTCGATCGAGAGCGAGCAGCTCGGGCACCTTACTCACGCTAAGGCTATAGCTCACGAGTCTCCGGAGCACGCCAACCTAGGACATGACTTGATCCGTCAGTTCCATAATTCTAGGATGGGTAAGTCCAGTCCGATCAAGGCCTCGCTGAAGACCGACGGCGGAGCATCTATCCACATCATCCACGACGAGCACGGCGTAGCGGTGTCTGATAAGCACAGGTTTGCTAGGGGTGTAGTCGCTCGTACTCCAGAAGAAGTCGACAAGCACTTCGG